CTTTGCTGGCTCTGCAATTCGGGCTCAGGATCTAAACAACAACGATGAACAGCTTCTGTTTGCTCTACAAGAGCGTGAAGGCCAGTTCGTTACTGAAGAAAACGCTGAGTTTCTTAATGACGTAGACCTCAACAACAACAAACTGACCGAGGTCAAAGATCCTACTGATGCTCAGGACGCAGCCACCAAAAACTATGTAGATACTCAGACGTGGTCAGACACGGATGAAACTATCTACAGCAATGAGGCTTGGCAAAGCGTCGATACTCAAATTGCCACTACTCAGGCTATTGATGCGAGGATCGATAGCAAGATTGATCTTGCAATTACAAATGATATTGGCACTGATGGCACAGGTATCACTGTTGCTGATGACGGTGACGGTACTACCACTCTGGGGCTTGGTGCAGGCTCCATTGATCTGGATCGGATCAAGAGTGATGACATCATTAACTACAGCGAGCAAAATGCTGGGTCACCATCACCAGCTGACGACAATATCTTTACTGCAAGTGCAGCGGCCCGGCGCTTCGACACGCTAGTCCAAACCAGCACTCCCACTGGTTCACAATGGGAAGTTGGTAAAACCTGGCTACAAGACGACTCCGAAAAGACTGTGTCCATCTGGGATGGCTCAGCCTGGATCGGTGTTGCATCTGGCGGTACGTTCGTCAACCAACCTAAGGTGGTCTATGTAGATTCCAGCAGTGGTTCTGACACTAACGATGGTCACAGGATTAGCCGTCCGAAGCTGACCATCAAAGCTGCAATCCAACAAATCAACAGCGACGCCGTCTATGGCGATGGAAGCGTTGTTGTTGTAGCCCCTGGTGTTTACCAGGAGGTTGCTCCTATCCAGATTCAGAAAAAAGACGTATCCATTATTGGTGATGCGCTCCGTAGCTGTGTCATCCACCCGACAGAGGCAACTAAGTACAACGCCCTCTTTGAGGTCAACAGTGGTTCTTATCTAAAGAACCTGACCTTTACTGGTGTTCAGGCAGGGACTGGTACTGGCAACGCAGTCGATGCTGAACTGCCTACTAACCAGGGATGGAACGTCGCATTCTTTGGTGGGGCAACTATTACTAAATCCCCATACATCCAAAACTGCACCAACTTCTCCGACAGTGAGATCGACAATGATGATCTCAATGCTCATAACCCTGCAGGTGGTGCCGCTGGAGATATCGATTCTGCTCCTACTGGCGGTGGTCTTTTGATCGACGGCTCTGTGGTTGCTGCAAGTAGCCCACTGCGGTCTATTGTTGCTGACAGCTACACCCACGTTGGCCTGAATGGCCCTGGCATCCTTGTAACCAACAACGGCTATGCCCAGTGTACTTCCAGCTACGCATTCTTTAATAAGTACCACATCAAATGTCTTAACGGTGGTCAGGCAAACCTGGCTGCTTCTACTACTGACTTTGGTGATGAAGCCCTCGTCGCAGACGGTAAGTCTAATTCTGCAATCTTTACTTCTAACGTTGACGGCGCGGCTTCTTCTGGTGCTATCTCTTTTTCCATTAACCAGCCTACCGCTCAATCTGGTTGGCACGGCACTGCTACTCGACCGCAGGAAAACATGCTGGTCGCAGTCAACGGAAACACCTACCCAATCCTGTCTGCTGTAGCAAACACGGACTCTGAAGGTAACCCTGGCTGGACCGTAACTATCAGCCGCCCTGATCCAAACAATCGCAGTAGCAACCTCGGTCTCGACGGTGCTGTTGCTGATGACGCCTCTGTCGACTTCTACCTTCGCTCCATGATCGCCTCTAGCGGTCACACTATGGAGTACGTGGGTAGTGGTACTGACTACCGGGCTCTCCCCGAAAACGGTGGGGTGCCTAATGACAGTAAGCAAAAGATCGAGCGAAATGGTGGCAAGATTTGGACTGCTACAACTGACCACAACGGTAAGTTCACTATTGGTGGTAACCAGACAGATGACCCGATCTTCGAGGTAGACCAGCAGCTTGGTTTCGTCACCATTCCTGAAGGTTCTATTGCCTTTAACTTGCTGTCAGATCTTACGCCACAACTTGGTGGTGATCTGGATGTCAACAACTTTACTATTACTGGTCTTTCTGCTTCACCTTCTAGCAATACTGAGGCAACCAGTAAGGCTTATGTCGATTCTGCCGACACCACAAACGCCAATAACATTTCGACAAATGCGAGTAACATTGCTACTAACACTAGCAATATCTCGACGAACACTAGCAACATTGCTACCAATACCAGCAACATCTCGACAAACACCAGTAATATCAGCACTAACACGTCTGATATTGCAACTAAAATGCCGCTTGCTGGCGGTACGTTTACTGGTGACGTAACCTTTAACAGCGGTCAGGTATTCCCTGGCGTGGTTACTTTTACCACTAGCACTGGTTCTGCTGAGCTGCCTGTAGGTACAACTCAAGAACGTGATGCTTCGCCTGCTGCGGGCATGATCCGCTACAACAGCACCCTTGGACAGTTCGAAGGTTACACCTCAGATTGGGGTGCAATCGGAGGCGGTGCAACGGGCGGAGGTAGCGACACATGGGCTGTCGAACATGACAACACCATTACTGCTTCTTACACCATTGGCACTGGCAAAAACGTCATCAGTGCTGGACCTTTGACGGTTAACTCCGGTGCAACTGTCACCGTACCTTCTGGCTCTACCTGGACTATTGTTTAATTATGACTGTAAAAATTGACGGTACTAATACAGCTGCAAACCCAGCGTTTACCGGCGCTGACACAGATACGGGTTTGCAGTGTGGGAGTAATGAGGTAAAGCTGGTTACTGGTGGAACGGCACGCGCAACGGTTGATAGCAGTGGCAGCTTGGGAGTAGGAACCGAGTCGCCAGACAATAGGCTGCACGTTGCTAGTGGTAGCAGCACTCAAGTTAAGTATCAAGCTACTAACAGCGGTTCTGTTTATACACGTTTTGAAAATACAGATAATGCAAGAGGTTATATCGGTTATGAGGCCAAGAAGCTTGTCTTTTATGCGGATAACGGTTCAGATAGCTCCAATAAAAAAATTGCGGCTATGGACGCAGACGGCCTGAAGTTTAATGAAGACACGGCTGCTGCAAACGCTCTTAGCGATTATGAAGAGGGCACTTTTACCCCTTCAATTCAGGAAACAACTAACCCTATTTCAGGTATAACTTATACAGAGCGACACGGTTACTATACCAAAATTGGAAATCTGGTTTACGTTGCAATAAAGATTAGTTGGAGTGCTAGGACAAATACCTCTTCCCATACTGCTTCCGTTACTCTTCCTTTCCCTACCATTAACCAAACTCATTACCGAGGCTCCATTCAAACCAATACATATAATGTTACTTATGAGGGTTATGGGTTTGACAGCAGTTCTGGAAGAAACATCGGTGCGATGTCTGGAAGCCACATGAACCGAAACAACAGTTACACGGAAATTGGTTTTACTGGCAAAAATGGAGGTTTATGGGGCTCTAATGGAGTCCGTGTAAATGGTCTCGGCAGCAGCGGAGGCTCCTTACAAATGTCTGGTACTTATATGTGCAATGCCTAAATCTATTTTGTCTGGAGGACATTCTTAATGGCTATTACAAAACGACTCGAATACAAAGAAGAAATCCTGCCTGATCAGGTCATCCAAGTCCGCACCACCACTGTGATCGAAGAGGATGGTGTCGAACTGGCACGCAACCATCACCGTCACGTTCTTGTCCCAGGGCAAGACGTGAGTGGTGAAGTAGCAGAGGTGCAGGCGATTGCGTCTGCCCTCTGGACTGATGAGGTCATTGCCGCATATCAGGCTTCCGTTGCTGCAAACCAGCTCGGAGGTGAATGATGCCTATTAAACTAAAACCAACTAGCGGTGCAGGCTCTGTCTCTATTGATGTGCCTGCATCAGTTACCTCCGATGTCAATCTGATTGTTCCTGCAACAGCAGGTAACCTGATTACTACTGGTGACACCAATACCGTCACCGCAACAATGATGAACACTGAGGGGGTTGCTCTCAACACTGGATATATCAAGTCCAAATCAGCTTCTGTAAACCCAACAAATGCAGCCACCAATGGTGATTATAACCTTCAGGACTTTTCACCGAACTTGACTGTTGACATGGGTACTCCCATCAACATCAACACCGTTTACGATATTACTGCTGAATGTCAACTTCACTTTGATACCGCTGTTAGTGGCAACCCAAGTACAGATACTGGTGGATATGGCGGCCTTGGAATTATGGTTTCAATCAACGGTGGGACTTATTCTACAGTTAGGTACACCGGCAGATGGGCTACAGGTAACGCAGTAGACAACGACCTTAATACCAGACTTAACATTAGGGCTCGCTACAAATTGTCTGGTTGGACTTTTGGAAACGTTGTCTTCAAAGCTGTTTGGGGCGCACACCGTAACCAAGTTAATTTCAACCGTATTCCAGCCGGCTGTGTCGGAGATACTACGATTTTGCGCGTAACTGAATATAATGTAGGAGAAACATCATGACTGCTGAAATTAGATCTGACCACATAATTAGTGCTGTCAGTGAGCTGGCTCCAGGCGTTGCAGCTAAGTGTGATGGCAGCACCTACGCCAGTATTACTTGGGCTGATCCAACTGCAACTGTGCCTGATGAGTCCACGTTGATGGCTAAAGCTCAGTGGTACGCAGATGAAGAGCCTAAGAACGAGCTTCGCAAAGTTCGTAACAGGGCTCTTGCTCGTACCGACTGGACCCAAACAGTAGATGCACCATTGACAGACGAACAAAAAGCAGAGTGGCGTACTTATCGCACCGCTCTGCGAAACATTACTGACACCTATTCTTCACTTGATACGGTTGTCTGGCCTACATATCCCGGAGGTGCAGCGTGAGTACACTCAAAGTAAATAAACTGGAGCACACCTCAACTACTAACGGTGGCATCCAACTAGATAGCTCTGGTCACGTCACCGTTGACGGTCAACAGCTGCCAACTGCTGGTGCTCTGAGCAGCAGAAATCTTGTGGTGAACGGGTCGATGATTGTCGCCCAGCGTGGCACAAGCGGAACCTCTAATGGTTTTACTTGCATCGACAGATTCGGCAGAGACGTAAATGGAGGCACTGGGACGTTTACTGATTCGCAGCAAACACTGACTTCAGGGTCTCCTTATGACGAAGGTTTTAGAAAGTTTTACCGCACTGCTAGCTCTAGTGCATCAACAGCTGGCACCGGCAGTTATTTACAGGTCCGTTATAAAGCGGAAGCACAGGACATCGCTAACAGCGGATGGGATTATACTAATTCTTCTTCCTTTGTGACTCTTTCCTTTTGGGTTAGAGCCTCGGTAACGGGAACTTATGGGTTCGGCGTACAAACCCATGATGGAACTAGCTATGCGTATAACAAAAACTTTGGGCTGACTGCTGATACATGGACAAAAATTGAGAAAAAAATTCCTGGAAATCCAAATCTACAGTTTGATAATGATGCAAACAAAGGTCTTACTATAAAATTTTGGCCGCATCTTGGATCAACATATAATGGCGCAGCTGATGACACATGGAATACACAGGCTAGCAATAATCTCGGATCAAATATTGGAACAAGTTGGTGGACTGCTTCAAGCGCAACATTTGATTTGACAGGCGTCCAGCTAGAAGTTGGCGACGTCGCCACAGCATTTGAGCACAGAAGCTACGCCGATGAGCTGCAACGTTGTTTGCGCTATACCTACGTTCTAGGCTCGCAGAACGTGACTGATAATTTTGAAAGATTTGATACGGGGATTTGTAGTTCATCGACAAAAACAAGGATATTCATAAAACATCCTGTTGTGATGCGGACAGCTCCTACAGTTTCAACACCAGATGCTAGTCAATTCCAAGTTAGCGATACTCTGAATGGTTATGATGCGTCTGCACTTTCAAGAATGTCAAGCGTTAATGGGCCGCTTCAAACTAGTATTGAGGTCACTCACGGATCAGGAACAACGGCAGGCAATCCCTATATATTTGAAAGAAACGACAGTACCTCTGGTCGTATCACTTTTGACGCCGAACTATGAACACTTATCGCCTAGTTAATCAAGACTTTTATGGTCAGACCGTCCAACATGTTGTTGGAACGGATGCCTCTGGTATTGATTATTGGATTCCTTCCAATCCAGACAATACAGACTATCAGCAGTACCTTGAGTGGGTCGCTGAAGGCAACACGCCTGACCGTGCTGAGCAATGATCCTAAAAATTTTAGTCACGATCACAACTATTCTTGCTTTGGCGCCAAACTTGCTGATCGGTTATCTTTACCTGAACAGGGATAAGATCATCGAGCAACAGAAAGAAGCTCTGATCAAAAGCATCAGTGGCCAACTGACAAATCAACTTGGCAAACAGACCGAAGCTCTGACCGGAAATATGGATTCTATGTTCACCGATAAGGTGAAGCCTGAAATGCAACGCCAACATCAAGGACAGCTTGATGCATTACCTAAGCAGACTGGACCCGCTATCCCGATGGGGTGATGCCTGATATACCTAACATAGGTATTAGTGGTATTCAGCCTGTAAAAATACACAGCTGGCTGATACAACCTCCTGTTGTAAACGCGATTGAGGTGCCAGTAACTGTCAACATCGGCACACCTGTAGTGCTTTTACCCGGATGTGTAACCAGTCATCCGTTATCAAATAAATCAAAAACAATTGCAGAGGATGACCCAAAGGGTGTAAAGACATATTGCGATGCGAATGCGCCAAGTTTTACACCACTCGATTACACACCAGAGGACTTAGTTTATACGACTGAGACACCACCTCCCACGTATGAATCAGAAGCTCCAGAGCTTCCAGCAACACCAGAGATACCTTCTGATTTGCCTCGAACAAGCCCACCCAGCTCTGAACAAAACGAGCAAACGCCTACCACGCCCAAAGAAAACGCACCAGAGCCGATATCTACGCAACCAGTCGAGGCAAAGGCAACGCTGACAGACTTTCTTCCAAGTCCTCAGCAAGTAACCACTACAGCTTCTATTGCTGTTGTTGCGACCTCAGCGGCCCTCCTAGCAAAGCCGCTCGCCGACTTGCTTCTAAAGCTGGTGAAACCTGCTGTGAAGAAGGCCCAGAAGAAATTGTTTGGCGTATTTGGGAAGAA